TTTCTTAGTCACGTTGTCGCCAATCCTCAGGTTTATCTTGTTTGAACCAATCTTTAATATCGTCAGCATCCTTGAATCCAGTTTTATGATTAGATGGATCAGGATCACCTAAACCCATTTTATTCATAAAATCATCGATACTGCCTTCTTGAATATTTTGAGATGAATGGCGTCTTGCCATTTTTAACATTTCATTGGCAGATGTATTTGCTTTAGCAAGTTTCTGCGCCCAGATCATATCATCAAGTTTTACATCTTCATTGTTTGCGATACATTTGCAAATAAATTCCAGTCGTAGTCTGTATTGTGTAGATAACATCTGCTCACTCGAATTCCTTAAGTATTTAGAGATACTATAACCTTTGAACCCTTACAGAGTCATCCTACTAGGATATTTGAGTTTTGTCAAGCTCGACTTTTTTACCCAAAAACGCCCAGAGATTATTTTTCGTAATTTGTGTAATCAGAAGGTCAATTTAGGTACACAGCAGAACCAGTTAGTTTTGCTGGACCCTTAGCACTTATAGTTAATCCACTACTGTCAATTGTACTATTACCAATTGCCTGAACTTCAAATTTAGATGCTGCTTTGATTTTTAAAGATCCTTGAGGAGATGTACCCAACTCCATGTTTAGTACTGGATCTGATGCTCCTGAAGGCGATGCTGATTTTCCTGTGATTTTAACATTTTTCTTTCCACCAACTATTTCAGAACTATCACCCCTCACGTCCATCGCAGTGCCCCCACGCAACGCCCTGAAGAGCATGTGACCTGTAGTTGACTCAAACTGCACATCACCTGCAGATTGCATCTTGTAGCTGCCTCTAACTACGTCAACAATATCTCCTACGGTATTGATACCTGCAGTAGCACCAAGTGATGATTTTTGATTGACAGAAAATTCTCCACTACCATCGATGTAAAAACCACCACTAGTAGTAAATCTAGCAAAAGATGAGTCAACGTTAAAATCTGTTGCAACAGCATTAATCTTGCCTTGACCTTCTCCTGATTCAATATTTACAGACTCACCCGCTCTCAATGTTAGTGTGTTGATAGCATTGAGAGTGATGTTGTCACCTTTAACACCAATATCACCACCCTGAGACTCAATCGCAACATCTCCCTCGACATACAATGAATATGCAGGAGATGATTTACTACCACCAACTCCATCTCTTTCTGATTCATCATCATTTCCACGAACATGAATGTTCATGGTATCGGTTTGTTCGTGATGATCTTTCGCGTGAATGATTACTTTACCACCACAACCAGACTGTCCTGGTTTACCTGTTGCTAATACTATATTACCATTGACATCAAAATGGAACATAGACTGACCATTAGTCAGAATAAATCCAGTAGTGTTATCTTGATTGCTATATGAACCCATGGTCCAACCATTTTTTGTAGCAATGACATGAAAATCATCGTTACAAAATTGACCTTCATCTAATTCTTCAGAACCTTCTGGTCTAGCAGGTCCCTTATTTTTGTACTTATCTTGTGCCGCACTAGGTTGCGGCGTAGTTGCATTTTGTATTGACATTATGGGCAATCAACATAGGAACCAGTTCCAATCTTGGCGTATCCCTTACGCTCAAGTTCAGTACTATCTAGGCAAACCATATTAGGTAAGAAGCGAGCACCTGCTCCACCACCACCTAATATTCTAATAGTTGGCATATTTTCATATCGTTTGTTTCTATCTGTACTTCTAATACTGACTAAGAATCCTCTTTCGTCAATAATTGCTTCAGCAATATCACGTTCTCCATCAATAATTACTTCTGGTGCTGATGTGTAACCAGATCCAGGAGCAAGCATAGTGAAAGAATCAACAATACATTGTAAATTGTTATCAGTTGCTGTATTAGGCTTGTAATTTACGCCTTGTCGTGTTATTCTTAGTTCACTAACAAAACCTTTTTTATCTAACAAAGCAACTGCACCTGCACCATATCCACCACCAGTAATAATAACTGCGGGTGCCGTCTGATATGGACCACCTGGTGTTTTTATAGGAATATCAATGATAGATCCACCATCATCAGTAATAGGATCACCTGTTATTGGTTTTGTGGGTGGTTGTAGTGGAGTAGGTTCAAGATCATCTTCAGGTACATCATCACTAGAATCAGAATTGATTTGGAAAGTAGAACTAACTCCCTTATTGTCTAGAATGAGTAACACCTGTTCGATAGGTTCAATTTCTGTGTCATCATTAATACCGATGACAAATTTACCACCGTCATTATTAATCTCAAAAGTGCCTGTTAACTTACCACCAACAAAATCAGATGGAGTCAGACCACTACCAAGCATGCTATAATTAACAATAGTACCATCAGGAACATTTAGTGTAGTGACAGTTGCAATAACATCTTCACCTTCTTCGTATGCTATTTTATCTGTAGACAAAGTATATTGAACAATAAGATCAGTTTCAGGATCAAATGGATCAATAAATTCTACATTATCAATAACAACATCAGTTTCTGCAATCAAATTAAAATCAACAGGACCAGTATCTGTATCCAAAGTTGCGACACCTTGAGCAGTAAAGGTCATTAAATCTGGTTGTGCTTCGACTGCATTGTCTTGAGCAATAGATACATTAACAATTGCTAAGTTGTTTACTACTGTAAACTTACCTGCTAGTTCTCCTACAATGTCAGGTTCTGTAATTGAACCAGATAATATATAATCAAATTCTGTGTTATCAGTAACATTTAACGTTGTGATAGTGTATACCGCAGTTTCACCTTCATCGTATACTGTTTTATCACTTGCGACAAACATGAATGGTTCATCTGTATCAGGAAGTTGTGGTCCTGGTTCCACAATTGGTGGGAACGGAGGAACAACTGGATCGTTGCCAGTATCACCTGGATCTGTAGTCTCATCGAGATCAATAGGATCATCATCATCTGTTCCAGGAATATCATCACCAATACCACCAGGAGGTACAGGAACTGGTTGTGTTGTGTCATCATCACCACCAGGAGTACCACCAATAAATGTTATCTGGGTTCCTGGAGTTCCTGGTACAATTTTAGATTCATCACATACAAATAACGATGTATCTCCGATACCATCCTCAATTAATTTTAATAATTTATCTAGATCATCTTGTCCATCATTCTGACCACAATCAGTACACTTTTCTTGAATGGGTTCACATTTAGATTTCGGACCTGTGCATGAAATACCAAGTAGTTTCATGATAGAGTTAATGATGTTACCAATAATATTCAGTGGTGCAGCGATTGCCTCAAGAACTGCCTGAATAGGACCAAGAATTTTTTCAATTAATGAATCGAATTGACCCATAATTTCATTAAGAATACCTTCGACCATGGTATCAATAAAACATGATGCATTATTGAATACATCAGTGATGTATCCCATGATAAGGTCAGTGATAAAACTAGCAATAGTATCTGTGATGTCAGCAATACTACAACCAAGTTCACCAAATATAGTATCAAAAATTTCTTTAATTTTTTTTAATCTATTAGTTCGTTCTTTGACTGGTACAAATGCTTCTTCTGGGTCTGCAAATGGTCCCTGCGCTACATAACCTACTGTTTTTTCTGACGTTAAGATTGCTTTGTTTAGGTAATCAATTGCACCACGTAGTTGCTTGACAATTTCTGATTTACCTCTAGCAATAAAACTTTTTGCAAGTCTTACTACTCTACCAATATGATATCGTGCTGTACCAACATGATCATAAATAATGCCGTTAATTTTACTTACATAGAAGTCACCAATATTACCACCTGATGCTTGGTTAGCAGCAAGAAGATCACCCATGATTCTGGTGATGCCAGACTTTAAGTTTTTTTCCTGTCCGCAATTAGGATTTGCAATAACAACACAGGACTGACCACCGATAGGATTGGTAGCAGTATGCTTAGCATAAGCAGCAATAAGGATCGGTGGTGCTCCACCTTTCGTGTCTGCCTTATCGGCATCGATGACTCCTTTGTCAGTGTTAGCTCCCTTTTTATCTTTTCCAGCTGGATTATCAACCGATCTGCTCTGCTGGGGGACGATCTTAGCATCTTTAACTGCCTTAAAATTTAGTGGACCACTGCCTGTAACATCATCAAAAGAATCTTTAGTTGAACTTTTTACACCACCAACAGAACCCATAATAATAGGTTTCTGTTTGTCGTTGTCCATAAAGAATCCAACAACAAAGCAACCACGCTGTAGACCAGGTGATGCGCCACCAGTACCACCTTCAATGAATGGTGTGGTAACAGGCATCATTATATGTGCCCATGGTAATGACTCGGTTGGAGTTGCAGTATCACCGATTTTTAAGTGCTGACCAATAATACGCACACGATATCGACCAGATCTTTTAGGATCATCCTTTTTATTGCTTTCTACTTGACCAATCCACCAAGAAAATCCATCAGAACCAATCTGATGTATAGGATACAGTGATGCTAAACTTTGGTCCATGTTTTAATAACTCCTACTCTTATTTAACCTTAGAGTCGTATTCTTTAATACCGTAGGTATCACGAATCAATCTCAACCTGCTTGTGAATGCTGGAACTCCATTTTCAACCACCATCTGATAATTATGAGACAATGCAGAAATGAGATATGTTCCGCTATTTTCTTCGTCGTATGGGATTGTTTCTCTAATTGTTTGTGCAACCATGTTAGGGAGCATAATTGTAATTTTATCTCCTACTTTTAAGTCTGAATTACCAGGAATAGTAATTTCAATCTTCTGATTTTCCATTAGGTATCTTCTACCAATGGATTGAGCAGTATAATACTTAGCATAGTCGGCAAATTCTGCATCACCATCTTCATCTGGGTTGGCAATCTCATCTCCATTGTACCACATCTCATGATCTAGTAAGATAGACATAACCCTAGATGGATTTACTGATTGCTCAGTTTGATACTTGGGTAACTTATCTTGACTTCCTAAATGCGACATGTTATCAAAGGTAGTCCTCATATCATAAATGTATTCCTCATATTTTTGTGATGACATATCAAAGTAACACATATGAGTAGAGAACACCCCATTGCTTAGTTTATCAACGACATCAATCTCATCAGTAAATTTATATTTTTCTATAGTATAAAATACGTCTTCTGATTCTAATGCAAAAGCAGGTCGTGAAAAATATTCTGCTACTGGTGGCGACCCCTTAAAGGAATCTGTACCATCAGAACATAATAAGTCCATAGATTTGAATACAAATCCATCTTTATTTTCAAAGAAAAGATATCCTGCTGTGCCTGTTGCAGCAGTAGCATTAGCACTTAGACCATTACTTCCAGATTCTTTAGATGCTTTCTTACCTTTCTTAAATGATGTATTGATAGGTACAGTTCGTGCCATCAGTGACTGACATACAGCATGAGACTTTCTGCCGCTAGGCATAAGATTAAAACTATATGTAGATGGTTCTGCTTGAAAATCTTTAGTTGTCTTGAGTACATCTTTAAGAATGCTACTTACAATTGCCTCTGCTTTTCCAGAAACGTTGTCAAGAACTCTAGCACTTTCGTTATTGATTGCTTCTTCTGATGCTACAGACATCGTATAGTATTGTATGTTCTGCTCAAATTTACGGTTATAAATTTTCCAAAGACATAAGTTATACTCAACCGCATCGCCTTTAATATTATCAAGTTCAATCTTAATTTTCTCACCACCTTGGATTGGTAAATTACCAATCAAGTTCAGACCACTATCAACTATTGCCAAGTTACCTGTAACAAATGGTTGAAAAATATCTTCATAATAAGAAAAAGCAATCACAGCTGATGAGATATCATAGTCAACCCCTTCCACACTAGTAAGGGTGACGATCTTGGGAGTAAAAAATTTAACAGAATTAGATTGCATTAGAATTGAGGAGGTGCGGGGTCATTAGGTGATTCTGGATTTTCGATAGACCAGGAAGGATCAGAATTATCTTGTACTCCTGGTGTTGGTGCCCCTATTAATTGTGTAAAAGAGCGTGGTGCAGGTGGTCCTACAACAACTGGTGCTGCTGAACTTGCCGCAGCAGGAGCAGGAGCAGGAGTAGTTGTTGCTGGGGGAGCAACAGCAGCTGTGGGACCTGGTGTAACAGTACCACCAACAGAGAAGATCTGTGACGCCACTCCACTTCCATCTACAGGACCAGAACCTGCACTAGGATAATACTCGAAATGTAAGTGTGCTCCCGTGGAAGGACCAGCACCTGGTGTACCTACTTGACCACCTGTGTGACCTAGTAGTTGTCCAGCAACAACTTGTGCTCCCTGTGCGACGTTAGTCTTGCTCAGGTGTAAATATCTTGCTTCAGTTCCATCATCATGAATGACATGAACCTCACCATTATTACCCTGTGCAGGAACTGTTACTTTTTGAACTCTACCTGCTTTCTTGGTTGATAATTTTGTACCTTGTGGTGTTCCATAGTCAACACCTAGATGATTAGTAGAACCAACACCTCCAGGAGATTGACGGGGACCAAAACCAGATGTAACACCAAACCCATCAACGGAACCACCACCAGTTACCATCTGCGGCATCATAAAACCTGGTGCGCCTGGTGTTTTATTTGCTGATGTTACTGATTTTTCTGGGGTTCCTTTTTTTGCATGTGGTTCTGGACCTGGGTGTGCTAGAGCAGGACTACCACCCAGAAGCATGCCAGCAACTAATCCACCTGGTAAACCAAACGCAGTAGCAGCAGGTCCAAGAATTTTGCCTAGAATAGGCATGAATATCTTACTCAGTCCACCCATGTTCTTAACAACATTAGTGAGTGTGCTAAGAACTAAAGAACCTGCTGCTACCGTAGGTAACATCAGTGCTTTAGCAAATGGTCCTGATTTTTTCTGATTTTCTGGATTAGTTTTTATTGCATCAGTTAATTTTGCTTTAGGAATGATTGCTTGATCACCACCACCACCAGAAAGATTTGTAGGGTTATCAAGAATTCCACCACTTGCTAATTTAACCTGATCGTTAGGTCTATCAATAACACCACCAGATGCAAACTTACGACCAGGTAGTGCTCTTGATTGCATACGGGGCATGAACCCACCCATTCCACCACGTTGACCACGACCCCTTGCCCATGGTTCACTAGATCCTCTACCTAATGGTCCGATAGGTTTAGTATATTGTCTACCCTTTGACCTACGAGGCATTCTATTTTTGCCACGTCTACCACCTCGCCTTCCACCTATAAGACTCTTACCAACATCTAATACGCTGTCAATTATGCCACCACCACCTTTTCCAGGGTCCCTTTCATTATCATAACCAGTACCACCTGCTTGCCTATCTCTACTTTCACCAGAAGTTTCAATATCAGATGCTTCATTACGATCTGCTGCTTTGATATTTTCAGTTAATTGCTCATTAGAAATAGTATTAGATTCTTCCTGGATCTTATTGTTCTTATTAAAGTAAGACTTAAGACCATTAATATTGTCTGCTAATTTTACGACAACTGATGGTGTTTGATCTGCTGCTTCTTGATTCTTAAGACCGTCAAGTTTAGAACTAATTTCTTTAAACTTGATTGCAATTACACCTGCAAGTTTATCTACTGTGGATTGTTCTTTATATCCTGCATCTGATAAAGGCAGTTCTGGTTGGATTATACCCTGCTTAGGTGGTGCTTGAAGTGATGCTTCAAACCTTTGCGCCTTTGTTAATGCTGGATCATTTTTATCGTCTGGATTAGATTGGAAGAACCCCATAGTTCTTCTTGCTTTATCACCTCCAAACTCACTGACCATTGCCTTACCAAAAAGACTACCAGGTTTTCGGTCAGTCTTTTCTTGTAGCAGATCTGATAGTCTTAATTCTTCTTCGTCAGTTTTATTTGATTTTTCTTTAAGTTCCTTAATCTCATCTTCTCTGCGCTTTCTAGCACTAGCAGCCATAGAAATGGCACTGCCGATCTTGTCTCCCATTGCGCCTGCAAGACTGCCATAGGATGGTTGTTCGTAACTTACAGTGCCTGCTGCCATGAGTAAACCTTTTTAGCGAAAAATTAGCGGAGAATTTTTTTCGGAATTTGTGTAATCGTAAATTCGATTTAGTTTCATCTATATATTTATCAGTTTGCTCTCAATCTTTGCTTCTTAAAGTAATTATAGTCGGTGATTACCCCTGTTTCTGTGTAGAATACACGTTCAGTTGATCCCATTGCTTTTGGCGTAGACGCCACGTAACCAGAATTGCCCCCCTCCATTGTGATAGGTACAATTGTAGCACCTGATGCCTTTGCTGCAGATACAGAATCAGGCATTGCACCAGGAGTACCAGATGGTACATCTGATGGCGGACTTAAATGTTGTCCTCCGCCAATGTGTTCATCAGCACTGTCTAAATTAGATGGTGTTTGAAGTCCACCAGCGCCAACAGGATCAACACCTGCGGGTGTTTCAGTAGGTGGTGCATTAGGTGGTGTAGGTGGTGTGTCTGGCATACCAGCAGTTAATCCCATCTTCTGAATCATACCTTCATAATAAGCAGGAGTATATTTTGCCTGAATACGAGCGGCAGGGATTTCCCAATTTGCCATCCACCAATGTGCTGCAGCGCCAGGTGAATCAAATGATTGACCAAGATAGTCTGGTCCAGTGAATTCTTGTAGAGCATAATCTATCTGACCTTTCCAATTTGTTTTCCAATCAGGAACTGCTGCCATCATAGGACCACCACGACCTGCTGCCATATTCCATTGGAACAAACCAAATGATCCACCGATACCTTTATCACCATGAGCACCTAATTTGAATCCAGATTCTCTGCTTATATTAGCAACCAAACCTTTAGCATGGTTCTCACTTATACCTTTGGATAGTAGATAGTTATAAACAGCACCAGCAGTAGTTCTACCTTCTCCACCACCCATATTTACATCACCACTGAAGTTTGCTGGTGCTCCTGTTAGTGTTTCACCAGGTTTAGCACCACTTTTACCTCCACCGCCTGCTTCCAAGTCTTTGTCATCTCCTGGATTAGTTAAGGTTGATGTTGCTCCTTTTCCTAGTATACTTTTGACACTAAACTTAGCAACACCAAACAATTTAACCAGTGGTCCCATGTATTGAGACAAAAATGGTTTCATCATATCCATACCAGGAGTGCTATTGATAATGTCCTGAGTAATACCTAAAATAAATGGAACAGCAGAAATTGAACTACCAACATCAGATACTGACTTAACTGTACTTCTTCCTTGAGTAGATGTAAGATTAAATACTGCTTCAGGTCCTGCCTCGCCTGCAATGACACCACCTGATGCAAGTTTTTCTGGTGGTGCTTCTAAAGGTCTATTAATATCAGGTCCAGGTCCATATGGGTCTGGTTGTGGTGTATCTGCTTCATCTTCAAATCCAGATAGTCCTGCTGTTGGTGATGATGTGCCAGCATCAGATTCTTCTGGATCTTTAGGCGCAGACTCACCCCCTCCACTACCACCAGTAAGTGCATCATAAACAGCACCACCAACCATATCACCAAGGAAACCACCAAGAATGGTTCCAGCAAGGGGGACAGGAATCAGTGTGCCTAATGCTCCACCAAGTGTAGCACCAACTGCTTTTGCTGCTGCTCTACCAAGTGGTTCACCTAACATAAGTGACACCGCAAAGTCAATCAGACCACCAATAAGCGGAATGCGTTTAATGAGAGGTCGCATTAAACCTAGTGCTGCTTTCTTAATGAATGATTGAGTTACTTTAACTGCAGCAGTCTTGGCAAGTTTCTTACCACCTAACTTTATTGCTGTTCTTGTAACTGCTCTGCTTGCACCACGTCTTCCGACTCTACCTGCAACTCTTTCACCAATATCTCCAGCAATATCAGAACCTGTAAAGAAATCAAGAGCAGTGTCTAATAAATTTCCACCACCTTCTTCTTCTTCTTTATCTCTAGGATCTTCTCTAGTGTTATCAACTTTTGCAGTACTATTTCGATCAACAGCAAACTCGCCGCGTTTCTCTACCTTTTTAACGTTTGCCGATTCATCTTGGTCACTTTGAAATCTAAGAAATCTATTCTTAATTATATTTGATTTCTTTAGTAGTGTATTGTTTTCAGTTACTACTTCTTGTACTTGCTTGTTTGTATCCTGTTGGATTTCAATAGCAAGTGCGAGTTGTTCGCTACCTTTATCTTTAGCAGCAGATACTTCATCTATCTTACTGACAACTTCATCTGCAGCAGCAACTAACTCGGCGTTTGATTCACTACCTCCTTGTGGTGCTGGTAGTGGACCCTGCTCTATATCATAACTTGGTTGTACTTGTGCAGAAAATCTACCTGACTTACCTAGTGCTGGGTCTTGAACATCAGTAGGATCTGAAGAAAACGTACCTTTAGTCCTGTTAACTAAGTCACCACCAAACTGAAACTTTAATGCTTTCTTTAGGTAGTGTCCTTTTTCCTTCTCGATTTTGTTTGGGTCTTTACGACGTGCATCTGCCGCCATGTTAAAAGATTCCTTGACCTTACCGCCAAGAAATCCTGCTAGACTATCACCTTGAGCAGTAGCTGCTACCTTGATGACTTGAAATTTTTTCTGTTTATACTTTACCTTAGACTCAGATGGTAAAGGTTCTGATTCTCCATCAGGTTCATTATAAATTTGTTCCAACAAAGGATCCAGCATGTTCTCATCAAAGCCCTTTGACATACGGTCAATGACTTCTTGTAACTGCTTTTTCCTTTGTGGATCTACTTCAGGCATTTTGCTTTTGCTTTTCTTCTAGTTCTTTAAGATACTGATTAAGCAGGGAGACATAGACGGTTCGCTCCCATGGCATCATGTCTTCAACTTCCGTCAAAGAGTATTTATGATGTTGCATCAATGCAAAGTTTGTTCTATAGTAATTTTCAAGACTATTATAAAACAAACTTATCCGAAAAAAGATGCCAAACCCTCAAGCGTGTAAGCAGATTCAACTCCAGTAGTAGGATTCACTACATTAAATGTGTGACGTAACACAGGCATCGTCTTGAAAAACTTTTGAATAGATTCAAATTGTTTCTGTGTTAGTTGCTCAATAAAATCTACCTTCTCTTTATGGGTAGTTGTAGTCTCATCATATACTTCTTCGCCCTCAAATATTTGCTTGATGCAAGTTGCGACCATATTAAATACAGTCTCTGGATCATCAATCTCATTACCAATAAGTGTGATGTCAATAAATTCTTCGAGACCAGGATATCCCATGATAAGTCCAACAGTATCAGTCAGCATAATTTTAGTATCATGTCCCTCTGGATAGTATACATGAACATCATTCAAATCAATAGTGTAATCAACAACAGTTGTGTTATCATCTAGACAAGTAATCTTCATGGGAATATCTTCACCCACAGATACTGATCTGATTTTTAGAAACAAATACTCTAGATCAAATGATGTAAGTTCCGACAATTTAATGCGTGATTTCACACAGTTGCTAACAATATCTTTTACTGCTCTTTTTACTTCATCTTTGTCTTCACTTTGCGTTGCTAGGAGTAAGATTTTTTCTTCCCTGACTAAGAAAGGACGATACTTAACTTTCTTTTTAGTCGAAGGCAATTCAAGTTCATAACTCGGAGTAACAACTGATGGTAATGCCATGATAACTTAACCTTTATAATTTTGAATGTTATTGTACGTAATGGTGTGCTTGGAATAATAAAAATTCGCTGTCACTTTTGTTGCTTGAGATGTTCCATATGATAATGGAACAGAGTCAATAGAGTATGGATATACATCTAGCAGAGTATACGTCATTGATGCTCTAGAATTAGGAGCATTTTGACCTTTCTCTGTCTTAGTTATGGTGCAGTTAGCAAGGTACTCATCAGGATAAGATAGTCTAACAGACCTTTCTACCTGAAGTTTATTACCTTGTGCTGACTTATCTTTTTGAGATGATAGTGTCAACCCACTATTGAGATCAGGTTTTATTAGTTCATCGTTTGCTGCAGCGTACTCCTGAAATATAGTACCATACCACAAGTTTAAAAACTTTAGTGGTGTCATATCAGCATCACAAATCCAACCCAGTTGAAAGTCGGTGAACACCCTAGTGTGTGGGTAATTAACTTGACCCTCACCTAAGAATCTACCTGTTGTCTGCCCTGTAGCAGCAGAAACATTGGGAAGTTGCGCTTCATCACAAAAATATTTAAGAATCATCCCCTTTTTATTTACATCAGTAGTTGGAATTAATCCACCAGCAAAACCTTCTTGGTCTCCAACCTTAGTTGTGCTACCACCTGAGAGACCCATTCCAAAGTCTTGCATGACCTTGTTCAGTGAAGTGCTTTGTGCGCTGCCATCCTGACCTGTGAGAACAGGAAAGAACCATTCTATATCATAATTATTACTATAGGAGAGACCCCCATGAGCATTGATAGTTTCTATAAAATTTCTTAATGACACTCTAAATAAAAGTGATGGTTTATAATTATATTTATGGCGTACTCAGGAGTGTATAAACCTAGCAACCCAGAGAAGTACAAAGGTAATCCTACCCGAGTCATTTATAGAAGTCTTTGGGAAAGAAAATTTATGTTTTTCTGTGATCATAGTCATAATATAGTACAGTGGGGTAGTGAGGAAGTAATTATTCCTTATCGTTGTCCAACAGATGGTAAAGTACACCGATACTATCCTGATTTTTATATCAAAGTGAAGTCTAAGTCGGGCGTTCTTTCTAAGTATTTAATCGAAGTTAAACCTAAGAAACAGACACAACCACCGAATGATAAACCAAAAAAGAAGACTGCCTCTTGGAAAAGAGAAGTCCTAACTTATGCTAAGAACCGCGCTAAGTGGGAAGCAGCTGAGGACTTCTGTGAGGATAGGCAGATGAAATTTTTAATCCTCACGGAAGATCATCTAGGAGTCTAAAATGGCACAAGGATTTGCATCAATTCAACGCAATCTAAAAACCGATGCTGGAAATACACTGTTTGAAAAAATAACATCTGCTACTGGTGGTGAAAAGAAAAGTTTGTCATGGTATAGAAACGCAGTTAAAGCAGCAGCATCAACATACAAAAAAGATTTAAGTAAGTTTGTAAGTGATGAGCGATCATATAATACTGACGGCAATGTCCTACGTAGGTATCCTAAAGAGGGACACCTTTTTATGTTTGAGTATACAGCAAAGATGAGACACTTACCATACTATGATAAGTTTCCACTTGTTTATGTTGTTAAAGCATCACCCACTGAATTCTTTGGTGCGAATCTACATTACATGCACCCAAAGAAAAGAATACAATGCGTTGCTAAGTTAATGAATAACAGAATTGACATTCCTAAGAAGTGTTTCCATAAATACTTGCAGAATCATGTTGATGGTCTCTTTCTAGATCTTGCTGCTGATGAGTGGGACACCGCTATATTATTACCAACTGAAGATTTTGTAAAAAATATAGGTTCATCATCATTTCCTTACGATAAAGAACTTGTTTGGGAAGAAACAAATGAATCTTTTTACGATAAGATCAAAGGCACTAGAGTAATAAAAAGTTATGGTAAACAATCAGATAAGGAGATGGTGACATAATGCCTGAAGCACCTAAAGAACCAAAAAAAGAAACGTATACGTTTAGTACAAGCAACAAAACGCCAAATGCAAAGGCGGATGTTTTAAAGTATCCTGAAGGAAAACTATACACAGAGAAAACTGACTATGTTTCGTTTGAATTTAAAAAGTATAGTCCACCCTTTGCTAAAACTACAGGTAATCTGTCAAAAAATGCAATAGAAACATATAATTCTAGCATAACAGATCTGAAACCGATGCAAGGTATGCCTCGCATTTGTATGTACATGCCTGAAGATTTAGGTACTGAATACGGTGCAACCTGGGGTGGTAAAGCGTTTACTAACACTGGTGCTGATTCATTAAAAACTGCTGGTGCTTTCTTGAAAGGTGACGGCAAAGGTGGATTTGGTGATGCTGTTGGTAGCATTACTAAAAACGTTGGTAACATGTTCCAACGTAGTGAAGCATTGTTAGCAGATGGTATCGCAACAGCAATTAATAACATACCAGGTAAAGTTGGTGGTTCTGTTGGTATTAATGACGTACTAGGTGGAGTTGGTGGTGTTATTCTTAATCCAAATACAGAGTTACTGTTCTCTGGATTTGATCTAAGACAATTTGGATTAAATTTTAAGATGCAACCGAATAACGAAAAAGAAGCAAAAGAAATTCGCGATATTCTTACCACATTTAAAAAAGCATCACTGCCTGGTTTCGGTACTGATGGTGCCAACTTCAATCCATTTGGTAATAAAGATAAACCTAAAGAAGGATCAAAAACAGAATCAAAACACAACAGAAACTACATCAGTCTTCCTTCACTGTGTATTATTAGATTCATGAAAGGATCTAGTGAGCATCCATACTTGACACAATATAAACCATGTGCTCTAACAAATGTTGCTATCAGTTATACACCTGACGGTCAGTATTCTACATACAGTGACGGTTCACCCGTTGCAACAACGTTAACATTACAATTCACAGAAACTAAACTTGTCTATCGCGATGAGATCCGTTACGGAGGAGCATCACTCTAATGTATTTTAAGTTACTACCAGAAATCCAATACGATTCTAAACCAATCAAGTATCCGTTCTCGGAATCTGATTATGTTATAGCAAAGAATTTCTTCCGTCGTTTTAAAATAAGCGATGAGTATTATTCTAGTGCAGTCTACTTTAAAAGATATCAAGTGTCAGACTTTGAGCAACCATGGATGGTTGCTAATACATTTTATGGTGCTCCAGAAATGGACTGGATTGTATTGTTAACAAATAACATCATCAATCCTATCTTTGATTGGCCCCAAGATGGACAAATCTTACGCAAACGATTGGAAGCATCATATGATAATCCATATGCAGAGATAGAACAGTATGAAGTTACATCTGCAGACAGTCAAATTCAAATTCATGGTAAAGTAATTCATGAACCAGGACTAGTAGTCAATAAACGATTCATGGACAGCAACATAAAATTTCTTGATAATAATCAAGTTATTCAAACAGTTGGTGCTAATACTATTGTAAAACCAGTCACCGTATTTGAATACGAAGAAAGACTTAATGAAAAGCGTAGAGAAATTTCTATACTTAAAGAAAGGTTTGTGGAATCATTCAAGAATGAATTTAGGAAATCAAATAAGTATTCAGATTCAACAGATACTATCTCTACTAGAATAAAGAAGACTGGAGTCTGATCAACTTTTTTAGACAAAAAAATGGGGGAAAAAATTTCCCCCTTTTATCATTTTGAAAACCCCAATTTGTAGCAAGAAGGTATTGCTAGTTTTGGATTCTTTTTTAATACTCTGTGAGCATGACCGTGAACGTCTGTTTCTAAAGTAAGATGTGCTTTAGTATGAACGACTTGGATCAGCAGTAACATACCAACCAAGGAGAGGTTGAACATAGTTACTGGATGACCCAAAATCTTTGTGAAAGATTTGATCAATCTTCAGCAGCAAGTTTGGCGAAGTAAGACAGAGCATCATCATCTTCAGTAGATCCACCTGAAGTAATCTCAGGTGCATTGAAGTCAGATGATGATGCAACTGGTGGTGCAAGATCATAGTCTTCTTCTTGTACTTGAGCACGTGGTGCTTCTTGTCCAAGAACCATGTTCAAGCGGTTCTCAAGATCAACATATGATTTGAACTTATCGGCATTAGTGAATGCTTCAAGCGAATATGCTTGCTTCCACAATGCTTCCATCTCTTCGTCATCAGCACTGATCGCACCTGGAGCAGCAAACTCAGAAGAATCATAGTTCCAGTAACCAGCAACGGTTTTGATCTTCAGTTTGAAGTTAGCACCTTCCCAGAAATCAAAGACGTTGATAGGTGTTTCGTCTTGGAACTCAGGTTGCATAGCAGCAAGAACCTTGTCGTGGATCTTCTTACCATACTTATAGAGGAAGACTTTGCCTTCGTTGTCAGGGTTAGAAGGATCTGTAACAACATAGATGTTGCTGTAGTAAGACAACTTGCGCTTACGATTACGAGCAACTTCTTTGTCGCTATCGTTGCCACTGTTCCACAGTTTGTTATTTGATGCACAAACAGGACACTGGTCACCATTTGTAGTCAAGCAGTTGTCAATCAACCACCCACCTGTTCCTTGGAATGCGTGGGAGTATACTTTCGCCCATGGAAGTGACTCACCATCAGGAGCAGGAAGGAAGCGGATGACCGCATATCCATTGCCAGTATTGTCTAGACGTGGCTTCCAGAGGCGCTCATCAGCACCTCCTTCTTTAGTAGACTTAGTGAGTTCCTTCTGTAGGAAATCAAAGTTTGCTTGTGACTTGCGCTTGAGATCTGCGAATGACATGTTAGATTTATAGGATTTGGTTTACGTTGGGTCTTACGCTAAGTACTGTGCTGCCCAACAAAGATATTATAGCAGAGTGTGAGAGGGGCGTCAACCCCATGGACCACTTAATCAGGTGGTTCTAGTGTGTCCTTCATTCTGTTGACCTTGGCAACTAGTTCATTAAACATCTCAAGGATGTCTTCTCTAGGTTCACCACCTAATAGAACTACAGATTCTTTCATCGATCGAACCATGTCTTTTGCTTCTGCATCATCGGATAGCACAAGTCTCATGTAAAATACTTTTTGTTTCTCGATCAATGCAATCAAGGCATTAAAGTATTCAATTTTCTTTTCGGAAGAAAGAACTGGAAATGATACCATAGAACGCATACAAAACTGTTGCAGTTCAGACATTTCCTGAAGGTCGCCTCGGACCATTTCTGATTTGAAGAAGTCGCTTGTCATACCAGCATCAATTTAGCTCTACTTGTTTTTTTAATAAAGTTTAATTTCTGAGCATCAAACTTAAGTTTTTCCTTAAGTGGTTTGCTAATCAGTTTAGAGACTGATTCAATTTCAATCTCATTTGTTTCACAGTAATGTACTACCGCATCAATATAATTCATATCAGAATTATTCAGCACTAGTTTTTCAACATCCTGCGAGAATCTCGCAGCGGTCATAAATTTATCCTCCAAGTTTTCTGCCATGTTTTCCTTGGTATTCGTGAATGTACTCCTGTAACCTCAAGAAATATTCTTTTTTTGGTTTCACAATAGAAACCTGAACATCACTATCTTCGCATGCAATAATAGTTACCAGTTGCTTAACAGTAATCTGGTATCTTTCTTGTAGCATACAGGCGTATGCACATTCCTGCACATAATAATCGTATAACCATGCTTCTTTTTTCTGCTCAGCAGAAGTCTTGAAGTCGATGATAGAAAGTACACCATTATATTCTGCAATGCAGTCAACACGCCCTGCAATTTGTAAATGATCAGAATATAATGCTGCTTCTTGTAGGTATACTTTATTTATGTTGTCAAGAATATGCTTACTTGAGTTAAACATCAACCATGGCAAGGGTTGATCTCTATACTTAGTTGCATCCAACTCATTGTTGATGTAGTCTTCTACTAGTTTGTGGTATCTTGTACCACGTCCAGCAGCTCGAGTTGATTTTGCTTGTGCTTTCTCAGCACCTACACGTGCTCTCCATTTTGCTAGTCCCGCTTGCTTCTTAGCATTGCTACCAATAACAGTAGTGACTGATGGATAGTGACCACCACTTGGGGTTACATAATATCGTTTCCCCTCGATAGTTTTCGAGAATAATTCAATGGGGTCAAGTCCCAAGTGATTAAAGATCATGTAGTTTACAACCCGAGGTTTAGTTTAGCAATTAGATAAGACTTTACAAGTCCAGAACGAACGATGTCTTCGATACCAAATTCTACCAAAGAAAATTCATCCATGTTAGAAATAATTTTTTGGAAGTCTAAGATACCTGTACGCTCATTAGTCTTTTGCAAATCAGATTGCTGAGCATCCCCACAGAACATGATCTTAGTGTCTTGACCACAACGTGTCATGATACTATCAAGTTCATGGAAGTTAAGGTTCTGACACTCATCGATAATAACAATAGCATTATCAAGTGTAGTACCACGAAGAAATGATGTTGACCAGAAAGAGATAGTCTCCTGTGCTTTTAGATTCTCATACAACATCTCGAAAGATGCATCATCAGGCATCTCGAACATGTATTTTACCATGTTCTTGTATGGAATTTGGTAGAGTGATGCTTTATCTTCATGTGTACCAGGAAGAAAACCAATCTCCCTCGTAGCTACTAACGAACGAACGATGTATACTTTTTCGTAAGGTGTTGTCTCACTTAGTACATCACGGAGAGCAAGGTACAGTGCAACAAAAGTTTTACCTGTACCAGCACAACCATATGAATATATGTTCTGACCAGAATTATACTTATCAAACATAATAGACTGGTTGTCTGTTAGAGGTTCAATTTTAAGAAGATAGTCTTCACTAATGGGCTTGCGACGTTTCTTCTGTTTCGCAGACATTCCAGAAATGTCAGGTTGTATTTTCTTTCTAGATCTAGGCATG